AACAAATTTCATATCTTGTTCTTGTGACGCTTCCCATGTGGTACTATTCTGAGATTTAAAGAAAGACCCCATGAAAGGTTGTTTTGTAATTCTTGCTGATGTCGATCCTAATTCAAAATCACCCATAAATGAAGTCCATAAATTATAACTAGTGTTATCAGTTATAACTACAACCGCATATTCAGTATTACCACTTAGAAAAATTGGTTCATCAAATTCAAATGTTGTTGGTATACTAGCATCATCTGAAATGCTAACAGCTGAAGGATTTAAATATTTTCTAGAGCCTGGAAGAATAGTATTTGATGCTGGATAACCATTTACTAACGGCCGTATCTCAATCCATACTGGTAAAGTAGAATCTTTAGTTTTAAAGAAGACTTCTACTTTTGTTGTGTAAATGCCATCTGGGTTAGTTATAAAAAATGATTGTGCTAAAGGATCAATCCTATTATCACTGTTGGACCTGTTTTCGGTTGCAGAGCCGAAGTCCGTCTCGCGGCGTCTTGTTATTACTCGGCCCGATCCTGTAGTAACGCGTGTTCCTACGACTGTAAGATGCCTAGTTGACATTATTTCTTCTTGCCATGTTTGAATATGGCCGGCTGATTGATATGTAGCGACAGCAGAAGATCCTGGTGTCCCTCCGTTTTCAAAGGTCTCAGTTACGTCAAGCAGTTTAAATTCAGCACTTCCGGTTCTAAACTTAGTAGTACTATTACAAGGGATAAAAAATGATCCTGTCACGGTTCCTGCGCTGGAAGAAACAAGAGTACTTGCACCAGCTGGATGTGCTGTCAATAAGTTTGGACTTTCATACTCAACTCTTCCGCTATTAATCCGAGAAAAGTTTTCAGATTTTACAAAGTCATTAATTTTTTTGCCATTCAAGTACGCAAACATTTGAGAATTTGGCCTAATACCAACAGCTTCAAAGAAAACACGACGGCTTCTCATAAAGGGAATAAGAGCGATATCAATTATCTTAGATCCTAAGCTCGTTCTTATTGTCTCAGACGCTACGACTCTATTTACAATGGCTGATGTTGTTCTATCAAATCCAGTAGTTAACCAGTTGTTTGATTGTTCAGAGAAAAACGATGAACTAGTTTGTTGTGTGCCAGCAATTGCCGAGGTTTGATCACCAATTTCTAGACCATTAATATCAGTTCCTAACCAACCCCATTCAGACTGATCATGAATTTGCGCTTGATTAGTATTTAATCTAGTACCGCCATCAATAATTTTTGCTGCTGCATTTTTGTCTACTTTCCATTCATCTGATTGAGGAGAAAGCGTTATAGAGCCCGTATATGAAGAACTCATAAATGGGTTAACATTTTCAGTTCTTGATACGTGACTTTGGCTTATATACACTGAATGCGTATGTGCAAGATATACATTATCGCCTTTAAGAACTGTATTTGTTGAAGCAGTATCATCATAAATCATACCCACATTGGTTTCAGTGAATGCTGGATGTAATGTCATAGTTTTAGGATTAATAGATGCTTTATATTCATCATTTGATGTGTCAGCATGAAACTGATCTTTAAAGTTATCAACTAAGAAACCAGATTTAGTTCTATTATTACCGCTACCATCAAGTACTTCTAGTTGATTAGTATCTAATTCAAGCAGGCTAAGCGCAACAGTTTCTTCAAGAAGATCGACACGCTTATCAATTTTACCAATATCTCTCATGGTGTAACCTTTATTTTCCATATACTGGACAGTCAGATCACTTATCGAAGTTGTTCCACCATTTAATGATGTTCTATATAGTTCTAAATGTTTGGGTGGTAAGTACGGAAGTTTAGGTAAAATACTTGCCACGCCTTCTAAATTTTTAATTATACCACTTTCGCCAACAACAATCCTATCTTGTCTTGGAAGAAAGTGTTCAACTTTTGCTAAAATAATTGTATCATTTTGAGGTAATTCGCTTAGTACACCTCCAGCTGACCCACCTGCATCATCAAATGTTCCATCAGCCTTTTTGGCCGATCTAAAATCAAGAACATCTCTTAATTCGACTATACTTCCATCTCTTAGTCTATGCGATGGAATAGAACCGTATGGCGCTGGATATGAATTGACAGCAAAGCAATTTCCAGATGAGTGTGAATAATGAGTAAATTCTACATAAAGGTTACCAGTTAAACTGCTAGTAGATTTTCTAATTAATTGGCCTTGTTCGTAAAATCCATCTCTTTGACCATTATCAAAAGTAAATTGATCTGAAACATCATCTCCGCCCGATGATCCTTCTCTAATAGTAACCATTTCTATTATGTCATTTCTGCCAAGAGGAGCAATAAAGGTTGATCCATCAATTGCAATTGTAGATGTAACTGGTGTAATAGTTTTAGTTCTAATAACCGCACTTTGTTGTATATAAACAATAGCTTCAACTGCATGGCCAGCACTAATGCCTGATCCAGATATAGTAACCGATTGTGTGGCTACGCCACCAGCTGATATTCCCCATGCTGAATTTGCAAGTTTAACGCCATTTGACATTACTACCCAGTCGTTTGCGTTTGAAAATGTTTCACCTGCAGCCGGAGAAGTAAAGACTATTGAACCTCCACCAGAAGCTGTTCCGGTATATTTTCTTTGAGCTGAAAAGGACATGGCCGTAATAGTTTTTGGTCGATTTACCGGAAGCGGGAATAATAAATTGTTTTCACTTGCTTCTTTAAGAACCGCTACTGAACTTTCTAATACAAGAGTTGCGAAGTGTGTGTCATCTGAGCCAAATACTAGGGTTTTAGCATTTCTAAATGATGAAGTCATGTTAACGTCAAAAATAAATAAACGATAATTGGATCCTAGTTGATCCACATGCCTGATTCTACACGTTCCGATTGTAGTTCCAGCACCACTTGGTGTAGTGTTATTATGAATTTCTACCAAAGGATATGTTGTTTTTGTGCCGTTGCCATCCATTGGCAAAGCACCTTCAATAGCTGATGCTATTACATAACTACCGTATTCAACCGCAATAGATGAGTTAGGTAAAACTGATCCTGCTGGCAACACATCTAAATTTGTTGTTAATGCTTTATTAACAGCTAATTCAGTTGACACTGGATGATTTATTCTGTGACCATTTACATATGCTTTTCCTGGACTTAATACTGCACTTAAAGTAAGTGCGCTAGCTGAATCGTATGTCATAAAATATGGATTTACTAAATAATCACCGGATTCTTCAGCAGTTCTTTGAGCTACCATATCATTAATTTTATTATATTGATTAAAACCCGTAGCCTGTTCAACTACTGCAGACTTTACGATATTAGCTACAAATACAAAAGTATCAAGGGGACCTATATTTGCTTGATCAATAATAGACAAATTTATTCTAAATCTATCTGCTCCTGGAGCTGCTACATTTGGAAACGCTCCTTGATTATCAAATAATGCATCATCATCGCTAGCAGTAACTATTTCTTGTATAACTTTAAAACCAACAACACCGGTATAGGTATTAGAGTATTTTGAAGCCATTAATGATTGAGATTTTGCATGGCAGAAAAATCCTTGAGTAAAATAATCACCGCCTGCAATAGACACTCGGATGCCTTGGCCAATAGCTGGATTGCTAGTAGTATTAGTTGTTTGAGTCACGTATGATATGGTGCTGCTAGTGATAGTTTCACCTGGAGTAAATTTTATCGCGCTATTTGTTGGAGTAATACTTCCAGATCCAGTATATATTACATAAAGAGTAGGCGGATTGTTTGTTAAATCGCCGGCTACTCCATCTATTACCTGAATAATTCGTGCTGTTACTCCGGAAGTTGATCCGGTAAAAGTTAAACCTTCTAATGCCGAGGCATTAGGAAAGGAGTCTGGAGTATTATTATCTGTAGGATCTAGTTTAATAAATTCAATACCGGCATTAAGAGTAATTCCGCCAGGATTAACCATAGCGCCATCTTTAAAGATGTTTCTACCAAATCGCTCGATATCTTTCTGAATAATAGTTTGAGATTGAGTTAATTCCCGCGCTTGCAGAGCTCGTCGTGGATTAAAAAGAATTCTTTTAAAACCCGCACTATCGGAAAAATCATCCTTATAGGTAGAACTCATTAAGTTTTCTGAGAATGTTGATGTCATATTATTACTCTACTCTTATAATTGGATTATTACTTTAATATCTTCAGATTGATTACTAGTGCGTTGAACAGCAGATCTATTATCTAAATACAACACAGCACCACTAAATTTATCTACTTCACCAGGAATATCTGAAGAATCTCCGATTGTTCCTTCACCACTACCATCAATTTCTTGAATCGTTTCATTTGGTCTAAATTCTTTAAATCCGGTTTCAGGTGACTGATGATAAAATATTCTAGTTCCAAGGGCAACACTTGAATCAAAATTGTCAATGTATCCTCTAGCTCCGGAGCTAACTCCTTCAATAACTTTATCTTTACTAAATCCAACGGTTTTCTGAGATAATTTCATATGATGTGTTGCAATTCCAGTTAAAGCACGAAATGCACCGATTGAATCGCCAGCCAGTGGATCTTTGATAAGACCTATTTGCCTAAAGTCTTGTGATAAAATAAAATCATTATCAGTTTCTAAAATTTTACTCCTAAACATTAACGCATCTGCTTTTAAGTCAATTACTGGATCAAATCCAAATCCAGGAGTTGGGCCAATTATTGGTCGAGCTTGCGCGCTATCGCCACCACCACCGACTAACGTCATGGTTGCTACAGTATAGCTATCTAAATAATTTAATGTGGTTCCAATAGGATCTGTCTTAACAGCCGTAATTCTACCAGTGTCAGAATCTATAACTGAACTTAAAATTAAATTTGCAGAATCGCCCGCTCCTGGAAAACGAAGCTCGCCATTGCCTACAACACTAATAGTAGGAAATTGACCAGCTGTACCGTAACCAGAGCCTTCATTTGTCATAGCGAATGAAGTAATCCTACCTGGAACTGCGTTATTTTGAATTTCCCATTGTTTAATTTCAATGCCGGTTGAGTTAGAATCTGGAGCAGTCTCTTGTCTATGAACAGGCATATATTGTGATGATAAAAAGTAATTAGCTTTTAATGCGCTAACAGTGTATAAAAATTTCCATACATATCCATCAGATGTTTCAAACGGATCAGCATTAGCTAATGATGGTTTTACAAGAGATGGTTGTGTAACACCTGCTTTATTTTTACCAGTTCTTAAACAAATATATACTCCATAATTATCAGTTAATACGTAGTACCGCCTACTTAAACTTAAGGTTCCAGATCTTCTGTCATCCCACTGAGGATAAATTACACCATATGCCCAGTCCTGTCGAGGCACAACAAAACTGGCGGCTTCAACCTGTTTTACTGCTTGCAATCGGGACTTAAAATCTATAATATCGTATTTTGAATTTACTGGATTAATAGGAACGTCATTACTATCCCAATATTCAGATCGAGCTAAACCAATATAAAACTCGCTACTAGGACTATTGTAGTCTGCTAGTAAAGTTTTTAGAATACTATGTTTTAAATTATCGGTAACGACAGCTGTCATATTTATTTCCTCTTAATATGTTCAAATTGTAATACTAAAAATATTAATTTGTGTTAGTTATATTTATATACTTTTTTTCATTATACTATGATGTCAGAATCATAAAGTGGATATAGTTGCGTCATATCAGAATCTGCAGCAAAGTGTGATGCGCCAAGTTCAGCATATGCAAGCGATGTGGTAATAATAGATGGATATGGAGTTTTCAAATAATCTGGATTATCTCCAGTGCCAACATAAAATGATGGATATGTTCCATAGTAATCATAAGAATCTATACCGTTTCCAAGATGAAGCGATGGATTACTATCAACTCTAATTAAAGTAGCACTATCAGTTGTTGTATTCCAAATTTCTCTTGTTTGTGCTGCCCAAGCATAAATAGTAGGATATGCTGCGTTTAATTGAGTTAAAGTTCTATTTAAATAAATATCTTCGCTTAATTGCCTAACATGTAATCGATAATTATAAGAACCTAAAGTAGATATTTCTGATACAAGAGAAGTAATATCAACTAATTGTAAAGTATCTTCAACTGGTCTTGTTCCAAGTGAATCATACAAAAAATTACTAGATATCGATGCAACACTTTGTAGAATATATTCTGGTAAATCAAAGGCAACCGGAACCGCTGGTGTTTCAAACAATTTACCCGGAGATTGAATCACGACTTCACATGCTAAATGAAATCCTGCCGGGTGCACGAACTTTTTATACAACTCTCGCCATTCAGGCAAACCAATATCAGTCCGAACAAGATGCGATAACAACTGATATAACCCACCATCCTGCATAACTTTTTGACCGTCAACGCCAATTTCTGAAGAGCTGTCATTGAGGAAAAATAAATCATTTTTAGGATAATGAATTTGTGCATCTGTTAAAAAGAAAGATCTAAAAAAACCTTCAGCTGAATATTTTGAACCCTTTACCCTATAAAATTTAGCAAAGTTTCTAATTATTTCTCGTGGATTATTAAAGTATCTTACACCAACACCTAGCCCAAATTCAATGAGTAACCTTTCGAGCTGTGCAAGTGAATTATCTTCAACATCACGAATAGTGTAAAGATCTTGTATTAACTCGCCAAACTCTCCATTATTATTTAAACTCTCGTAATAAGTTTCTAAAAATGATATAAGCGTGGGATATTCTTGTACAAAATATTCCGGAAGCACATCTTTAACAGATGAGCGATGTAGATTAATTGGTAGTCTATTAAAATCTTTTAAAGTTTTTATTGACATATCGTTAGCCTAATACAACATTTGTATTTTGATAGTCAATCTTAACACCAACTTGAAGACTGCCTCTATCAATTTTTAATAAATAATTTCTTAATGGTTTTATTACACTTTGATCACTAGGTGTTACAGTAAATTTAATAGATGTCGATCCATCCACAATTCCTCTTGGAGTAAATGCATTTAGTTCAACTAGACCAGTATTCGGTTTGTATGATCCAATATTGTCGACTATAATAGTATTATTTGAATCTACAATTTGAAGCAATGAGGTACCTAACTTATTTCTAATTCTTGCAACAACATTAGATTCACCATAAGTAAATGTAGATGATTCAACACTGTAAAATACATCATCCGGAAATTCTAATTCAACTGGATAAAATATTTTATAAGATAATTGCTTATTAAGTATTGGAATTAAATCAGTAACTAGCTTTACATTCATTTTTGAAGATAAAATTGAAGGATCAAATGCATCGATTTCTGTTAATAGAATTGATCTTCTAAAGACTTTATTAAAGCCTTTTAAAGTAGTATTAAAATGTGTTTGAATAAGATCCTTTATTCTATTTTCTACGTTGCCAGATTTTAATCCAGTAAGATTTGGATCCCATTGAATTTCAGCTTCTATATTAAGTCTAATATCAATTGGATCTACAAATTTTGTTCCTATTGCCATTACACTTAAATTGTTAATATATGTATTTTCTATATTAGTCTTAATATTTACTTTCTCTGCTGGCGTTACAGTGTTAGCAAATTCTAAACTAATATAAACTTTACCATAATCTACCGGAACATTATCCTGACTTCCCCACGCGGCGACGGCAGTAATATTTGGAAAGTTGGCTTTAATCATAGATTCATAATCAAGAGCTGTAACTAATCTTTGTTGCGTCGCAAAAGCAGCTGGAGCTAATTGTTTAATAGTATCTATTGACTGTAAATCGGCTCCGCTAATTGATTTTGTAAGAGCAACAACAGTAGGTGAATAAGAAACTCCATTTACTACTATAGCAGAATTGGCACTAAATGTAGTTGCACCATTTGCTAAACTTCCAGAAGTCGACAAATAATTAACTACTATTTTATTTCCAGCATCTGGAGATTTACCAAAGGTTACACCATCACCAAAATTTAATTCATAAAATCCATTTGGCGTTTCTCTTATAGTATAATATTCTGATATAGAGCTTACTGTTACGGCTTGATTAAGAGGTGTGTATACGGTATGACCAGTAGATGTGGCAGAATTAAATACCTTTACTATTACAGTTTTAGTGTCAATATTTGAATCAGGAATTACATATACTTGTCTATCTGATGATTCTCCAACGAAAAATGTTTTATCTGTAGAAGTTCCTTCGTACGCTATTATTTCTCTTTGACTAAGTCCATCAGTAAAAACATATAATCCTGTTCCATCGTCTGCAGCACTATAAATTTGCCGAGTTTGAAATCTAAAATTAGCGCCATCTATTGCACCAGTAAATGTGTATCCACTAGGAATAGTAATTGCTGTCGGCCGGTCCGGTACTCCAGCTAAATTAACACTTAATTTTAAAGTAACCTTTGAAGCAGTTTTTGATGCAATATCAAAGCCCAGCATTTCAGCATGTGACACGACTGAAGCTCTTAATTGTGAAGTATCAAGAAATGATTCATTTAATGCAAAGTTTGCAATTAGTCCGTTAAAGTGAGTATTATATGCTAGCACGTCTAATATATTGTTAAGTCCTGATGCTTCAAAGTCATAATCAGTAAATTCTGATTTACTTTTAAAATATGTTTTTAATGACGTTTTAATTGCATTAAAATCTAATTGAGTTGATGTAATATTTGTGGCCATTTATCTTAACCTTGCTATTGATGTTTCAATGACGTCGACGGCGCCGGTTGAAATTACCTGAAATTCAATTCTACATGATATAGTATTTTTATCAGGTGTAACTTTTGTCTGCATATTTAAAATCACTGCGCGAGGTTCCCAATTATTTACTGCATTGACGACCGCTTCATTAATTTCGTATTCTAAAAAATCATCAGTTAGCTCAAATAATAAACCTCTTAAATTTGCACCAAAGTTTTGTTTAAAAGGTTTTTCATAATGATTGGTCTGTAATAAATTTTTAATTGCTTGTTTAACCGCTGCTAGATCTTCTTTTTTAAAAATATCACCGTTCGTTTTCTTCGTAAACAACAGATTAATATCTTTACTAATACGCGTTCCCGAAGTAATAATACTAGGAGTTTGTAAATTGCCGTCTTCCGTTGAAAAAGCTCTTGTTACCATATTAATATCTTCTCGATTGTTTTATCTATTTATAATCTTTATTATCAACTTTTTAACCATCTGAATGCGATAGCCATGTCTTTTGCCATTTGTTCACGACGCCTAACATCTTCAGGATCATTTATATCTACTAAACCCCATATATTTTGTTTTTCCCCGCTATAAAAACCTTGCCATACCTGATATATTATAAAATTAGGGGTTTGGTGTAAATCTATTACTTTGAATTCTGTCCCAGCCGGAAATTGATTATTTTGTACACGATCTAGAATACCTAAATAATCCCATTCAGGAAGGTGGGAGTATTCATATGCTTTAAAATATTCTATGTCTTCTTTCATAGAAATAAATTCATATCCAGTTGAAACTGGAGGCGATGTTTTCTTTTTAACGGCCTCTTTAACTTTTTCTTTTGACTCTGTAGTTTTGTAAATCTTATTTGATCGAGGATATTTTATGCTTCCCCCATCAGCATATAACGCACTAAAATGTGCGGTGTTTTTAAATCCAACCGATCCGGTGCCTCCCCAAACTATTCCATATTTTTTAGCTATTTTTACTACTCCACCTGATAAAATATTTTTAGGGGGTCTTTTACCACTTCCACTAGTATTTTTATGCGGATCTATTATTATAGCTAATCCCGAAGCTTGAGCAGACCATATATCTGTACCTTTATAATCTTTTCCATAGGACTGCTTAGTTCGACTGTATCCACTAATATTTTCGATTGTGTACCCAGTTGCTTCTAAATCATTAACAAAATTCTGAAACTTATCATATACTGGCTGTGCAACTTTTGCTGTATATCCTTTTTTAGTCTTAACGTCTACTAAACCCTCTACTGTAATTTCTGGCTCATCTGGGTTAGACTCTGGTAGTGTAATGGCTTCTTCTTCTAGTGATTCTACAAAGTCTGAATTAGATTGAACTTCATAATTGTGCGAAGTTGCAATTTTCATTTTAAACGACGCTTTAAAATCTTCTGGAATTTCAGGAATTGATACTAATATTAAAGCATGAAGTGCTGCGTTTTTTCCCTTTTCATTACCACTCGGTCCCATTGTATCGTATGACAATACCAGTTTTCTGTATTCACAATTATCTTTTAAGTAACACACTAAATCATATGTGGCATCTAAAGACATTTCTCCAGTTGCTGAATTGACTACTTCAAAACCTATTGCTCTACCTGTAGAAGCAAAGTCAGAAAAGCTATTAACTGGAGGATGCTCGTTATCATTTATTTTTGCCACACCGAATTTAATAACTGGATTATAGCCTTTCATGAATGCAGGTATTTTTGCGATTTGCAAGATTTTAACTATAGCAGTTAAATTTCTTGCTAATTGTTTACGTTGTACTAAATCTAAATGATTTAAATTTTGTCCTTCATCCATAAATTTAGATATTGGCCATCCTTTTCCGATGAGTGTACCCATTGTGACCTTAGAGAAACTATTTGGATTATATTGGCTCTCAGGTAGAACTATTTTTACTTGTGTTTTCTGACGAGTATCTGCAGGTTTATATCTAATATTCGTAAGTGCTACATCTTTTTGACCTATAATAGTTTGACCTAATCTAGCCTGTGGCTTATCGCTTATTATTCTACCTACATGATCTGGAGTTGTCTGAGTGTATGAAGGATCTAAACACCCTTGCTCAATCATTTTCTGTGTAAATGCAGTATTATTTCTGTTAGCTTTTACTCTTAATTTTGTTCTTACTTCATCAACCGTTAATGGTCTATCTGTTACTCCGCCAGTTGAGTTAGTTAAATTTTGATCGTTTTTAATTCCATCGTCATCATCAACTGCAACTGGTTGAATCATTGCAACACCATTTTCTAACCATAGCTTAGTAGTAGCCTCAGTCGGAACTGGCTTTTGATCATCTCTTCCAGTAGGCCCAAACTCTTCAGCAGCATCCGTTGGCCATTTCTTTGGTCCCTTTGTAGTATTCGGCGGAATGTCAGCAGTTTGATCTGATGCTACAGTATAACCAAGCGGCGACCCAGTATTACCACCACTTCCAGGATGAGTATCTGGATCGCTATAATTTTGAGAATTTGTTACATCAGCAGATTTAGCAAATTCAGCTGTGCCTTGTAAATCACCGTATACAACTGGAATATTCATATGACCTGTTGTCACTTGAGTAGCATTATAGATAGTTGCAGTTGTTACATTGTCAATTGCATTAATTGAATGGCCAGTAAACATATTATAATTATACATTACAATATTCTCACCACCAATAGTTCCAGTATTACCTGTAGCAGTCAAATCCTGAGCAACAGCATTTATGCTAGGAGCTGACATGCTTACTTCTACTTCAGATGTTACAACCACATCTTGACCATAGTTATAATCACCTTCACCTTTTA